ATATTAGCACCATATACACCCATACCAGCGCGACTAACTTCTCTTAAGTCAGAACCGCCAGCAATTAACGAACGTTTAAACATTTACAAAATCTCCAAGTAAGTAAAAGAATTAGCCAAAATACTGATCCCAGTTTTCATCTTTTCCAGTTCCAGCCTCCTGTGTAGCAGGCTTAGGAGGATTAATGATGTTTGCAGCTCCTGATAAATATTCCATTGTCATCTTCTTGATTTCACTAGCAGATGCTTTTGGGTACTTCTCGGTAAACTGCTGCTGAAGTGCTGTGACAACCGGCTGTAATGCAGGATTTGAGAAAGCGGGATTCTCTGACATGAGAGAATCACCAGCAGCCTGTTTCCTAATTAGTCCGGGGATTTGTGCCAGAAGATCGTCACGAGTTTGTGCAGTTGCACGCTCGATCAATTTCTGGGAAACTGCCGTAGCTTGTCCAAAGACTTGCTGCGAAGTTTTATTTAGCGCTTGTGCAAACGCTTGAACCGCATCTTGACCACCTGCTGCAATTTTTTGTAGAGTTTCATTATCCAATACTTTGGTGAAATCTACTTTGCCAGCAGCCTCCATGAATTTCTCAGTAGTTAACTGATTTTCAGGAGGGGTCGCGTTGGATTCCTCAGGTTTCGTAGGTTGCCAGAGGTTCTCGAATTCTTTGAGAGGGGATTCAGGCTCTTTCGGAGGAGTTGCACCTTCTTGCGGAACTACGCCATTCGGGGCAGTTTGTTGAGTCTGCGCAGGAACAGTGTTCGGCGGACTTTGTAAGTTGTTGGTAGGATTCGGTGCATTAGGATTTGTGGGCGCATTAGTTTGCGTGACGCGCGGCCCAAAAATCTTTTCCATGATACTCATATTTATTCTCCTGAGGTAAATTGACGTTCTGCAAGAAGCTCAGCTTCAGCAGCATTAGAAATATCAATCAAATAACTAAGCGCAGCAATCTGCCCACCTAGTTCTGAATGAAGTTGCAAGGATTTAAGAGGAGCTTCAGTATCAAGATTAATAGCTAGACGTTGATGTGCTAGATCACAAATCTGATTCTGAATGCACTGCTTTTGAGTGATGCTTAATGTTGAACCATTGCGTAACTCCTCTTTAGTGAGATTCCAACGAGAGAATAGAGATTCGGAAGAAATGGTAGCCATTTTTATTCTGCCACGTTAGTAGGAAGTTGTTGTGCAGATGCCGCATTTCTTGGATCAACCACTTGTGGATCAAATCCATACTGTTGCGGTAATGGCTGTGGTTGATTAAATGGAACACCTTTTTGGATGCTCAATTGAGCAAGATTATTCCACGTTGCCAAAGCTTGTTCATAAGCAACCTGTTGCGGAGATTTCTCAAATGGCGCAAGGTTAACATTCTCTGTTTTCATGATATAAGAAAACAGCGGTGCAATGTTATAACCTTGTGCAAGTGCAGTACTAGAACCAACAACTTGCATTGCAGCTTTAAGTGCATCACTGGAAATAACCTTTTCAGCAGGCAATAATCCATCAGTGATCTTAAAATTCAACGTTGCCTGTCGAAGCTGTAAAGGATCAATTTTAACTTCCTGCCCCGCAGATGGAGAGTATACCGTTCCAGAGGTTTGGTATTGTAAGGTATTGATCTTAAGAACTTCTTTGAGCGGCGTAAATACCTGGGCCTCATAAAGCAACGCAGTAAGTTGATCCTTAGAGGTTGCATTAGACATAGTTGACTCCCATTGAGAGTCAGTCTTATTCCCTTTAACAAACTGTCCTTGACGGGCCTGATTCTGTCCATTTAATACATTGCCTAAACCAATTACCATTTGAATTTGCTGCATAGAAATAGCAGCTTGATCGTCACGGAAAGGAAACTGATAAACAGATTCACCAATAGGTTTTCCATATGCAGCTGGGCGCACAGGAATTTTGGCAGATGGATTAGGATTATTAATGTGCTGTTCAGAAATACGTGAAGGATCGTAAAGAATTCTATCAGTCACAGCGCGGCGGCGGCCTGCAATGATCGAATTCATCAAAGCACTCGCTACTTGCTGAAATGGTTTTCCATCGCTGGCAAGGGATTTCGTTTGGTAGCTTAATCCATCTTCGCTTGGACAGCCAAAAAATACAGGAATTTTTTCGTGCGCATTCGTCTGCCTCTCCGCATAAATCAAGATGGAATGATTTACAATGATGAGTTTCCACACTTGAGGAGTGTTAGGTGCAGGGACGCGAAGCTGAAAATCGCTAGGCAGAATACGAACATACTCCGTAGTTACTTCATACAAACCTTTATAATTGATGAATTTTCCGCCAGTGCGAGCGGCAGTTAATCCCATCCATGCAGACCAATCACTATGTTGAAGATCTTCAGGATTAACTAATGCCTCAGAGTTAAGGAGAGGTAAAAAGTAAGATGCACCGTACTCACCAGCATTTGCAACATTGAGAATGCTAGGAGATTCAAATGCAGGGACAATGTTCTCTAGAAGTTTGGTCTCAAGAGAATTAACAAATGCCTTGAGTTGCACACGAGACATTAGTTCTGTATGACCAGCAAATTCTCCATGAGTAGGAATATCATACGGAGAACAGCGAGTATCCATAAAAGTATTGTATGGATCCCAACGCTTTAAACAATTGCCAGCCCAGATGATTTCTTTGGGCTTTCCTTCTAATCCACCCTTGAAAGAAGGATCAGTATCTAAAGCTGCCGTGACAACTTTCTTCCAAGTAACTTCAAGAGCAGAGATGTTGTATTTAAATCCGTCATAGAAGAATAACATTAGTTCGCGCGCCCACGCACCACGAATAGAGTTTTCCTCAATGACTGCCTGAAGTTGTTTTGCCTGGTCAATAAATTGTGGATCGGCAATTACAGGAAACATTGGGTAATCACTCAAGAAAATGGCAGCTTGGTATGCCACTGCACTGTTAACTTGAGGCTTGATTACTGGAACGGTGATGTTTTGAAAGCGATCCGTATCTCCGTTGTTTGCCATAATCTTGGCACGAAGATGCTCAGTCGTTAGATCTTGTTCTCGCAAGTATGCAAGATCAATGTTCTTCATCATCTGACGAAGATTCCATTGACGTTCCGCTACAGTGGAGATAAATTTATGGTAGTCAATAAACCCTTGTTGGGCATTCTTGGGAACTAACTGAGCAACTGTTTGAGCCATGATTAGGAGTGGTCCTAGTTTTGAAATTCAGGGAATGGGACGAATAGGAACAGTAAAGGTATTCTGAGGTGTCTCACCTTTACGAAGAAGTTCAAGAACTTTTGCGCCGAGTTGTTCCTCGGTCATGTTACTGGTAAGTTCAGTAAACCTAGCTTCTTGCTCGCCAGGAAGATTACGATAACGATTCATCGCTTCCTGTGATTGTGCATTAATTTTTTGCCTAAATCTTTCAATTGCTTCTTTTTGATCTGGAGTGGCAGTTTTTTCTTTTTCAGCCAGCTTACTTTTCAGCTTATTCAAATCACGCCCAGGAGGAAGAAACTGTTGAGGATTACCGCCTTTAGTAAATCCTTCACCGGATTGAATACCGTGCTGAACCTCATGAAGAATAACATTACGAAGTGTATCTAGGGTACCTTGACTATAGCGAGAAATATCAAAATCTTTAGGACCTGGAACACCTAATTCAGCAGTTCTTTGTGCGTGAGATCTAGATCCACCGAGCCCCATTGTAGATACTTTATCATTGAAATAGCCACTTCCAACCAAATCCATCGTCCAATGAACATCCACATCTTTTAATTCGGGATAAAGTTTAAATAATTCAGGATGATTTAATACTTCACCTAATTTAACAAAATCTTCTTGTTTCCGGGTAAGGTAGGTAGCCTTACCCAAAGTTTCCAGATTAATAGTCGCATCAGCATCTGAGATGGCAGTCTTTAATGCACCATCTTTATCTAAATAAACACCTGTCTCGGCAAATCTATCTGCCCTAATATCTCTAATTGATTTCGTTTTATCTGCTGCTGTATAATTTTCAAAAGCACGTAGACGATCAGGAATCTTTGCAGCTCCCACAATCATTGCCTTAACTGCTGTCTCAGGAGTACCAGCAGTTTCAAACAGGTTCTTATCTTCTACCTGAGAGTCTCCAGCAAGAGTGCGACGTAAAAATTTTGAGCCGCCCACAGGCTCTGCACTTTTCAGTTTTCCACCGCTAACTGCGCCAATCACTTCATTCATGATATCTACGGGCGCGCCAGCTAAATCAGTTGTGGCACCTTTAAGAACGCCGACACCGATTGATTTAACTTTTTCCCAGAAATCAGCCACACCTTCTTGGTATTTGGCATGTTTTTCTGCAAGAGTAGGCATTAGTTATTTCCTAGAATACTGAAGTTTCAAGTTCGCCGCGCACCGGAATTGCAGAGAACTCTTGCATTTCAATTGTAAGAGATGAAGTGATGAACTCACCATACATCTCAATAACTCTTGGTGCGTAAGTAAGCAAGTCTAAAATTCCATCCGTGTTATTTGTTTTTAATGGATTAAACGAGACGACTTGGTTGAAACAAAGTGCACGGACTGATTCATGTAAAAGAATCTCACCAGATAATAGTTGCTTAAACATTGTAAGAATCCGGGCGTTTTTGCTGGTGCTTCCCGAATAAATGTCAACAACTTCAATTCCGGTAATTCCCAAACGGGATAGTTCTTGTTTGATAATCCAGCCGAGTACGTATTGGTATGCATTTGATTCGACAACAATTAACCGACATTGGCGAGTTAAGCATAGTTTAATAGCTTCAGCCGCCGTTTCACCTGGGGATAATCTTCCTTCGATGATATGTGTAGTGACAGGTTTAGAATCAAATAGCTCAAAATATCCTATTGATACTGCGTCAGCATTTGCTTTATCAGTCGCTGGATCAATGATAACATAGTTCCCTTGATGTAATGATTCCCCGTGATAAGGATTAATAGGAACTTTAGATATATCAATGAAGTTATTTACAGAGGCATTCTCATCATTAAGAACTTCTGCATGGAAGATTTCTGGTTTGCCCATCGAAAGGTCATTTTGATACTCTTTGAGCAACTGAGAAATCGGCTGCAAATCTTCCCAAAGTGATGTGCCATTTGCTAATATGCCACCAACGATGAATTTGGTCCAGGTAGGATTATGTTTAATCTTGCGAAGAAGAGAATGTTTTGTTGGGTACATGTTTGCAATGAAAACAAACAAACATCCTTCCGGAGATTTGGCTTTCATTGCTGTACCGATCATCCAAGTTTCAAGTTTTGCAGAAACAATATCGGAATCTGCGTCCTCACGAGTTTGAATGTCATCAAAGATCATTACATCTGGGCGCGTATTTTCTAAAGTGATGCCTCGAATGTCAGATTCGGCACCTGCACCCATCAAAATTATAGTTCTACCGCGGAATCCAAATTTTTTCAGGTCTTGTCTGTCAATTTCCGCGCCTAAACTCCAATCACCAAATACAGATTTAATGTTCTTCTCATTCAGCATTCCGATAACATCCGCAATGATGTTATTTGCCTTGGTTTGCGTACCACAAATGACAAGAATAAATTGTTTTTTGGTAAAAAGAACTGTGTAAAGGATGAAAATCTTAATCAACATGGTTTTTCCGAACCCGCGCGGCAAACCAATCGCGAGTTGGGAAAAATCACGTACTTTATGGATGTTAGAAAGCAACCAAACCCAGATTTGTACAAATGTGGGCGGGAAAGAATACTTAAAAACTGTAGGAATTGCAGTAGCTGCGAGGAAATCTAGTGATTTCTTGCAAAGTTCCTGCACTTCATTGGTGTTAAATGTGCCTTCTTGGTAAGGTATCTCTTCAATTGCCTCTGTGCGTGGAGTTTCAGGAGAGATGGGCGCAATAGTAAAGTCCTCAAAACCAAGTTGAGTAGATAATGGAATTGAAGGATCAATGCGAGCCATAGTTTTAAGAAGTTTTAGAGCGGGCGAGGATTAATTGAATCCGCATTAATTGCAGGCGAGCAGCTTCCTTGTCTTTTTGCAACAATTCAGCTTGTTTGGCCGCTAACGCTAACGCTTTGTTTTGGGCTAAGTTGAGGGAGGACATTTTGTATCGGAGCCTCCTGAGGGCTTGGAAGTGCGTTCGATGGGATAAGTGTATCATGGTTATTGATCGAGTTCAACATGTTTTTGAGCTGAGATGCTTGGGCTGTCACCAGTTCTTGTTCACCTGCCCTAATTACTTGATTAGTTCCGTTAAGTTGAAATTGTTGAATAATTTGTGTAGGAAGAACTAATTGAATGACAGGAGATTTTTGTTGTAAAGATGCAGGAGTATCGCTGGAACGACGTTTTGCGGCATTAATAACTTTAATGGCGGCCAAAACTTCCATGGGCCGCATCATGAATGGTAAACAATTTTTTAATTTTTCCAGAAGTTTATCTTCAATATCATCATACGCATTATCACGCTCTGAATGTTTTGCGAGAGAATGAAAACGCAACTCCGCTACTTGATTTGCGAACTCTGGATCACTCAATAATTGAGAAATATAAGATGGAGTACATCCAATTGCAGATGCAACTACAGATGGATCAAGACCTTGCCCTAATAATGTAAGTGCGCGAGATTCGGTGGAGTTCATCACGGCAGCCTGGAAAGATGTTTTCATGATGAATGAATTATCGTACAGGAGAGTTTAGGAAGCATGAGGGGATTGTAAAAAATTTAGAAAAATCCGTGGGAGTCCTTAGGATAGGGCGTCCATGAAAACTCAAAAAAGGCCCTGTACCCCGGCTAAATGCGAATTCACTCTAATGCGTGTTCACCATTTCACATTGTGATATGACATTTCATGCATCATGTGACGCGGATTGTTGACAATTATTGTCACATTGGACTGGATACTGCGCTAAGTTGTTGATTCTCGGTTGGCATGGGTATTGCTTGCTATTGTGTGCCGTGAGGCATTAACCCTAACTATTTGGAGTCGTATCATGTCAGTTATCTCTACTCGTCACACTGTCATTCCGTTTATCTCAGGTGAAACTAAGCCCTTGTCTGGTCAACGCCTCGCGAAGATTGGATACAAAGATCGCGGAGAGCGCAAAGCGAAGTATTCCAGCATCGCGGTATCTGTGCCAATCCTCGCAGATGCAAATATCGAAGATGCAGTGTCCCGCATCATCCCCCATATTCGCGGATTGTTCGAAACTGCCCAAGATGGCATCATTCGCAGTCTGTACGAATCCGCCGATGGTACGCTGCGCAATGTATCAGACGAAGAGATTAGCATCGATGCGTGCATCAATTTCCTCGATGCAGAACGAAATGGTTCACGACTCACGAAGGAATTAATCGAATCGTGGTTCACCGCTGAAGTGCAAGATAACTTGTCAGTTGTGATCGCTGAGAAACTGGGATTCGGTGCAGATGGAGATTTGAACGAGGAACAAACGCAGGTTGTAAATAAGCATGTGAAGGCGTATAAGGATATTCTCTCGATGCTGGCTGGTGGGCGCACTGTCTTGGAACCCAAGCAATTGCAAGCGTGCGAGCGTGCTATTGACCTGGCATCGTCTGATAATTCGGATGTTGCGACTAAACTGCGTGCGCGGATTGATTCGATCAAGAATCCCAAGCCGCTGGAAGAATTGCTGGAACTGTGATTCGTTGATACAGTGAACTAATTCCATAGGCATCGTAACTGGTGCCTATGCATTAGATTATTGTCCTATTAATCCCAGACCATCAGACCACTAGGCTATAAACCCGCACCCCTCACCTGCGGGCATGCCCCTGCATATAATCTTATATGTGCATATAATCTTATCTATCCCTCTCTCAATTTTTGATTTTTGAGTAGGGGGTAGTAAATAGGACGTTGAGATATAGATAAGATTAATATGGTTATGGAAGTTAGGTTATAGGGCACCCCTTGACACCCTGCGGGCCTAAGCGTAGCCTAGCAGTCTGACAGTCTCACTTTAATGTGTTTAAATTCTAAACAACTCATGCAAAATCATTTTGTTCTTTTTGTATATCTCAGCCAAAAAGTGCGAATTGTTTCTTATGATTCTCCGTTCGCACAATATGGGCTGTTCGGTATAGAAGTATTGCAACCCAATAATCAGTGGACATTGGATCATTATTCCAATCGTGCGTTTACTGATTTAGCTGGAGACATATTGTAATGGATACACCAGACATTGAATTGCTCGAATCTGTAGTAATTCGGCGCGCCATTAATTGTATTTCTCCAGAGGGAATGCAACTAATGTTCCGTGACGTGCCAGAATCAGTAAAGATTTATGCCCGTGGTTTAAGGGATCAAAAACAATGGAAATTCTATGCGGTAAATCAATCGCGTGGGCGTTGTTTCTTCGATTCCAAGACAATCACTATACCAATGTTTGCAATCAATCGTGGCATTGATTATAAAACATGGTATATCTCACATGAGTTATCTCATGCATTCGCTGGTGCACATGCAAATCATGGTCCAGAATTCATGAGATGGCTTAAACAAATCTGTCCTAAGGATTGTGTGCATTTTGAACTAGGCTATAAACCTAGAAATGCTGCCGCGGCTGGAATTAGAAAGCCCGGTGACATTGACTCATTTGACCTGTTGGGTTAACTAAACAAGGAGATTTAATCTATGCCAATGTTCATAAAAATGGATATTTATCGCATAACAGAACATCGTGATGGTGCAGTTCGTAAGACTAAGAAAGTTGCATATCATTGGTTTGAATGTGGCAAAGGTCCAGAACCATATAATCCAGTTCCTAATGAACTAATTTGCCAAAATAATCTTCCGTCTGGGAATTATTATTATGCATCAACGTTGGAAACTATGATTGATTCACGTTGTCCTAAAGGTGGAGTATATTAATCAGGCCTAAAAGTGAAGGTTTGATCTATTAGGTTAACTAAACAAGGAGATTTAATCATGTCATTTGATCCTACAAAGCCCGTTCAAACTAAAAGCGGGAAAAAAGCACGAATTATCTGTACCGACCGAAACTTAAAAAATTATCCAATCGTTGCATTAATTTCCGAGCATAATGATACGGTAGAATCATTTGCCTATTATAATGCAAAGGGAGAACATCTTCTAAATTCAAATGAGGATTTAATAAACATCCCTAAGCGGCATGTTCATGCTGATTTAATTATTGCATGGGCTAATGGTGCAAAGATTCAATATGGCGCGTATCTTAACGGAACCCACGAACTTGCTTGGGAAGATTCAGATTCGCCATGTTGGTATCATGCGCATATATATAGAATTAAACCGACGGAATAATCATGCCTAAACACGAAACCAAATACCGACCATATTTCACAGTGCATGATTTGCATGTATTACAGCATGCAAATTCAATTGTAAATGGTCCAGAACACCGTCTGTCTAGATATCTCAGTAAATACATTCGAGATATTGAAGATGCGTTTATCAAACCATCCCATACAACTAATCCAAGACCAACGCTTGAGGAAAAATTATTTCCATTACCTGAATCTCTCTCAATGGGAACAACAAATACACCATTGGAATTAAATGAGGAGGAACTTGATGCACTGAATAAACAATTCTTTTCACCTGAAAACTAACCAACTGAAAGATTCTTATGAACCAAGACACTAATCAACCCACAAATACAAATCAACCTGTTGTTAAGCGGGTTCACAAACCTAAATCTCATACATTGCAGTTTGCATTCTATCTAGATGCATGGCGTTATGCACAGAATGAAAAGATCAATAAATATGAGATTAAGAAAACAGGATCACGTGAGTTTACTCTTAAATTTGTGAGGTAATCATCATGAAGATTCTATGTTCTATCTCATCAATTGAATTCGATGTTACCCATTTTCCGGGTACATTCTATTCAAAAGAAACGCATCATCCAGTTTTCAATCTTCCACAAAAACGTCTTTTATCCTACATAGGAAAGTGGGCAGGAAATGAACTCACACCAACTGACTCGTATTTACTCTTTCTTGCTATTCTCAAATCTAGTGATTTGGTCGAGTTTCGTGTTCCAGCTTATCGAACACCTCAAACTGATTCGATAATTGCTAACAACATGGAATTCCTAGTTCGTACAGTAGTTAAACTAAACACTGTATCAAATCCTGCGGTAGTCTTTCCACATTATGTTATCTCACCCGATACAAAGTTTCTCACAAATGTTCATTATTGGATTGAGAACTGGCATCAATCATATATCCAATTTCAGGAAGGATATAGACGAGAAATTGATGATCGTAAACTTCTAAAGCGTGAGAGTGCATTGGAAAGGATGATTAAAAATCCTCACAAACCAATATCATCTTATGCAAGTGAAATTGCATCTTGGGCCGCTCTCGCTGGAAGTTTTCCCACGTTTCTAACTACCAATCCATTCTCTCAACTTGCAGTGCCAATATCTGATTATTGGCGAGAAATTATTCGTCGGTGTGCAAGCAACGATACAATCTTTAGTGTCCCTAAAAAGGATATTGAAGAATTGCTAGAGCATTGCGAAGATCATATTCCAATTGGATCAATCTATGCTCACGCACTGTTTAAAGTTTTGCGAACTGCAATTGAGAAACAACGCAATTTCTTAGGAATTGGCGAAATTGAT